ATGTAAAGGAAGTTGATAATCTTTATGAGATTATGGACTAGACGAAATAAGTAAATCAACAATCAACAAAAGGAAACACCATGTACACAAGTATAGAAAATGTAAAACTATCTGAAATAGAAATAGAAAATGGCAAATACAGAGGGAACAAGTTTGTCAAACATAAAAAACCTATTGAAAGAGAGAACAAAGTTGTCTTTGAGGATAACTACTCAAATTTAATAGATGTTGTTTCAGAAATCAAACACGCTTCAGAGAGAAGACCAGACAGAATAATTAGGGTCAGCTTTGATGTACAAGCGGAGTGGTAATTATGGATAAAAATAAAAAAGTAAGAATGAAAGACTTTGACAGTTGGTTAGAAGACTGTCCTGTCCCTTATGAACAAAC